ACTTGGAATTATCTTGCTCACTACGGGCCTCTCTGGCGTTTTTAGCGTTCAAAAGGGCTTTTTAATTGATTTTTCATGGACTTTTGTATCACAAATCATAACTGCAACGATTTCTTTCTATCTTAACTACCAAAAACAATATAAATTACGACAACAAATTAAAAAACAGTTTGAACATTATTTAGATCCACGCCAGGTAAAACAATTACAAGACAATCCAAGTTTATTAAAACTCGGTGGTGAGCGTAGGTATTGCACATTTTTATTTACAGATGTCAGAGGTTTTACTGCTATGTCTGAAAAATTAGAACCAGAAGAAGTTACAGAAATTATGAACAAAGCCCTTACCATACAAGCAGATGCAGTTAAAAAGTATGGCGGTATGGTAGATAAATATATTGGTGATGCCATGATGGCTATTTTTAACGCACCGATTGACTTACCCAACCATGAAACTTTAGCTGTGTTATGTGCTGAAGAGATACAAGAAAATATTAAAAAAGCTGATTTAGGTGTTGAAATAGGTATAGGTATTAATAGTGGTGATGCTGTTATAGGCAACATGGGTAGTGATACAAGATTTGATTATACTGCTATAGGTGATGCAGTAAACCTTGCTGCTAGGCTTGAAAGTTCTACTAAGGATGTTGGAGAAGATATTGTTATAGGTTATGATACTATTCATGTAAAAAACTTTAGCGATCAGATTATACTGAGAGAGTTAGATGACATTAAAGTTAAAGGAAAAGAAAAATCTATAAACATTTATACAATTATATGACCACGAAAAGAATAACAGCAAGTCATGTTGCTGCCGACTTGGCAGTTTCAAAAAAAGAAAACGAAGAACGCTGGAAAACAGCCTTTAACGAATTTGCAGATATAAAAGAAGAAATAGCAGCAATTAATAACACTATTAAAATGGCAACATTTGGAGTGTTTGGCTTTATTGGCGCTTTATCTATTGCAATAGTAACGGTGATATTATGAAAGGTATTTTAAAAAATATAGTAGGTGCTGTTGCACCAACATTAGGCACAGCAATTAGTGGGCCTTTAGGTGGAATGGCTATGGGTAAGATAGCAGAAGTGCTAGGCGTATCTAACGATCAAAAATCCATACAACAAGCAATCCAAAACGCAACTCCAGAACAAATGCTTGAACTTAAAAAGGCTGAACAAGAGTTTGAGGTTCAAATGAAAGAACTTGATGTTGATGTTTTTAAATTAGAAACACAAGACAAACAAAATGCTAGAGGTATGTTTAGCAAAGATTGGACTGCTAGAATTATTGGTATTGCTACCATAGGCGGTTTTCTTGGTTATATATTTTTAGTAACATTACAACCACCAGAGCAAAACAGCGAAGCATTAATTAATTTGGTGCTTGGTTATTTAGGAGGATTAGCAAGTGCGATTATTTCATTCTATTTTGGAGCATCTAACTCCAGCGACAAAAAGGAGTAACATGAAAATATCAAAAGAGGGTTTATCCCTAATTAAAAAGTTTGAGGGTTGCGAGCTAGAGGCATATAAATGTGCGGCAGGAGTTTGGACAATAGGCTATGGATCTACCAAAGGTGTAAAAGAGGGTGATGCTATTACCCAAGAAGAAGCTGATGAATTGTTATTGCACGAAATGGAAGAATATGAGGGTTATATAAATGACTTGGTTGAAACCGATTTAAAACAAAACGAATTTGATGCTATGGTTTCATGGGTATTTAATCTTGGGCCAGCTAACTTAAAAAGTTCAACTTTATTAAAAGTTTTAAATACCTCACACCCAGACTGGAATGATATACCAGCACAAATAAAAAGATGGAATAAAGCTGGCGGAAAGGTTTTACAAGGGTTGGTAAGAAGAAGAGAGGCTGAGGCTTTATTATTTGAAGGTAAAGAATGGCATGAGGTTTAAATCTTTGCTAAACTACAACAAACTAGGAAAATATTATGGATATTAACTTTGATCCTGAAGAATATATAGCAGCTTTAGGGCCTGGAGATGTTAGTGATCTTATCGGGAATAATTCTAATATTGCAGATTATGTTGCTAACAACAATAGAACAGGTGGTTACTCTTATGGTACAAACAACAACAGTATGACAATGACAGATCCAACTTATACAAGTGGTTTAAACTATGCACAATCCATAGCTGGTGGACAGAATGTACCCAACATGATTGCACCAGGTATGAGCTATTCAGCTGCTATGCCACAAGGTTATACGCAAGCAGACTTAAATGTTCCAGTTGTTCCAACAGTTTCAGCAATTCCAGATGATCCATCATTTTTACCAGGTGGCTCTGCTGTAAACCCACCAGACTATTCACAACTTCCAGATAATGTTATTGGTGGTGGTAGAGGAGATAATATAAGTATTTTAGATGGTTTAAGAGATGATTTAAGATTTCCCCCACCACAAGATATTCTAGGAAAATATAGACCGCTAGATCTTTCAGGTATTCAAAGCATTTTAGATTCATTTAAGACTATTACAAAACCAACAAATAAAGAAAAAATTAGTGTTCCAGATGTTCCAGATGTTCCAGTTGTTCCAGTTGTTCCACCCCTAGAAGATATTGGTTTTGTGCCAGGTATAAGGCGTTCAGAAGATTTCTTTATAGAAGAAGAAATGATGCCACCAATACCACCAATACCACCAATGGAAGATATTAATATTCTTGAAATTCCAGACATACCACCAATGATGCCACCAATGATTCCAAATGGATCAACATTTAGTATTGAGCAGCCACGATATAGTTTATTAAAGTAATGGCATCACAAGAAGAGATTTTACATTCAAACGAAGCAGAGTTAATTCTAAACTCTGAAACATTTAAAAACGCAATACAAATACTTAAAGATGAGTACACAAATCTATGGTTATCTTCAGAAGGAGATGATATAGATACTAGAGAAAATTTACACAAAGCTATAAAGCTGTTGCCCGAAGTTGAAAAACATCTACGGATTATTGTAGAAAAGGGTAAGATTACAAAATCACAATTAGGCAGATTACATAAGGTTGTGTAAACTAGAAGTAATATAGTAAAATATTACTTTACATTTTAAGGAATGAATAATGACCAATAACGCAAAGCCGACTGGTTTACAAACAGACATACAAGAGGCTGAACAGTCTTTTGAAAGTTTTTTGACTCCAGAGGAACAACCAGAAAACGAAACAGAACAAGCATCAGAAGATGTAGTCAACGAAGAGGAAGTCCAGGAAGAAATCATTGAAGATGAATCCGTTGAAGATAACCAAGTCGAAGATGAAGTTGAAGAAGATGAAGAAGAACTCCAAGAAGATCAAGTCGAAGAAGAGGAGTCCGAGCAACCACAGCTATATACAATTAAAGTAGATGGCGAAGATACACAGGTTACGCTTGAAGAACTCCAAAACGGGTACAGTCGCCAAAGAGATTATACGAGAAAAACTCAGGAGTTAGCCGAACAGCGAAAAGCTATAGAGGCTCAACAACAAGAGATTTCTCAAAAAGATGCAATTTATTCACAGTTGTTACCTAGAATGGAAGCGACTTTGAAGGGCGAGTTAGAAAACGAGCCAGATTGGAACGCACTTTACGAAGCAGATCCTATTGCTTATGTCCGTGAAAAGGATGTTTGGAATGAGAAAAAGCAAAAGTTGCAGGCCGTACAGGCTGAAGCACAAAGGGTTCAACAAGAATCCCAAGTGGAACAGCAAAAGAAACTTCAACAATTTGTTGAATACGGCAATCAACAGCTGCTTGACCAAATTCCAGAATGGCAAGACAACGAAGTGGCATCAAAAGAAAAGATGGCAATTCGGGATTACGGTGTTAGTGTTCTTGGGTACACACCACAAGAAATGGACAGCGTTTATGACTACCGAGTTTTACTTGGTTTAAGAAACGCATGGTTACAACACAAAACACAACAAGCGACCAAAGTGAAACCAACTGAAAAAAAAGCGGCAGCTCGTACCGCAAGACCTGGCACTTCAAATGTTCCAAAATCTACAACTCCTGTGAAAAGAGCAAAACAAAGATTAGCTAAAACTGGCAAAGTGCAAGATGCAGCTAAACTTTTTGAACAAATAATATAAACTTTTTTTTATAGGAAAATAAATTATGGCTAAAGTCACAAATGCTTTTGACACATATACTGCGACTGCTGATAGAGAACAACTTAGTGATGTTATTTATAACATTTCTCCACAGCAAACTCCGTTTATGTCATCAATCGGAAAAAACTCAATCAAGAATGTAGTTTTTGATTGGCAAACAGAAACATTACCAACTCCAAGCGGAACTGGTCAGTTAGAAGGTTTTGAACTTTCAAGATCTGCATCAACTGCTACTACAAGAGTTAGTAATGTAGCAATGATCTCATCAAGAGATGCAACAGTAACTGGCTCTCAACAAGCTAGTGATCCAGCAGGTAAAAAGTCAGAAATGGCTCATCAACTTGCTATTATGTCTAAAGCGCTAAAAAGAGATATGGAAACAGCTCTCTGTCAAAATGGTGCTAAGACAACTGGTAACGCAACAACAGCTAGAAAAACTGGTGGTTTTGAATCTTGGATAAAATCCAATTATAGCAAAGCCGCAGCAGGCGCTCCTACTGGTGGCGGTACAGCTCCAACAGATGGAACTCAAAGAGCTTTAACTGAAACTCTACTCAAAGATGTATTGGAACTCTGCTTCACAAATGGTGGCGAGCCTTCAATGGCAATTTGCGGCCCTGTAAACAAGCAGAAAATATCTGCTTTCACAGGTAGAAGTTCAGCTAGACAAATTATTGATGCAAACACAGTAGAGGCTTCTGTTTCTATTTACGCATCAGATTTTGGTGAGCTTAAAATAGTACCTTCTAACTTTAGTAGAGAAAGAACACTATTATTAGTGGATCCTGACTTTGCAAAAGTATCTTACCTAAGAGATTTCAAAACAGTTGACATCTCAACAATAGGTGATGCTCAAACTAAAATGTTAGTAGTTGAATACGGTTTAGAGGTGAGCAACGAAGCTGCTCATGGACTCGTAGCTGATTTAACAACAACATAAGTTAGATTATCTTGGGGTGGGTTTAACTCACCCCTTTTTAAATGACAACAAAAAGAACAATCACCGATCATAAAACTGGTTACAAATCAGAATTTGTAACTGAAGATAACAAGTTTGTTTATCACACCACCCAGAATGTCGCTCCTGTTATTGACCATGTTAAGAAACTAAGGGACAATACATTAAAGCCTGGAAAAGATATGCGACATATAGCTGAAGTACCGATGGTAATTTGGCAAAAAGCATTAAGAGAAGGTTGGTCTACAGATTCAGCAAAATGGAAAAAGTGGCTCAACAATCCAGACAATAAAGTATTTAGAACCTGGCAGGGCAAAGTATGACATATTCAGAATTAAAGACAGCAATAGCAAATTATCTAAATAGATCAGATTTAACATCTGATATTGATACATTTATAGACAACACAGAAGCAGAACTTAACAGAAGGTTAAGAACTAAAGACATGATTAAAAGAGCAACTGCTACTGCTGACTCACAATATTTAACAGTTCCAACAGATTGGTTAGAGGCAATTAATGTAGAAATTACAGCAAACAACTTCAGTCCTTTATTCCAACAATCTATAGAATCAATGGATGTCTATAGAAAAGCAAATGATAATTCATCTGGTCAACCTATTTATTATGCAATGGTAGATGACTCAATAGAATTAGCACCAACTCCTGACAGTTCTTATACCCTACAGCTTACTTACTATGCTAAAATATCTGCATTGAGTGATTCAAATACAAGTAACTTTGTATCTGCATCACACCCAGATGTATATTTGTATGGTGCATTAAAGCACGCTTCTATTTATTTAATGGAAGATGAAAGAATACCAATGTTTACTCAACAATTTGAAAAGGCATTGGAAGAAATGCGATTAGAACAAGAAAAATCTGCATTTGGTAAGGGATCTCTCATGATGAGAAGAAGAACCTACGGAAAAAGGCAAAAAAGAAATTATTACTACGGTAATTAAATAAGGAGAAAAAAATGGCTGGATTTACAGATTATTTAGAAAACAAAGTATTAATTCATGTGTTTGGTGGTACTGCTTATACTGCACCATCAACTTTATATGTTGGATTATTTACAGCAGCACCATCTGATACAGGTGGCGGTACTGAATGTTCTGGTGGCTCTTATGCTCGTAAGAGTATGCCTGACATGACAGTAAGTGGAACTTCACCTACAACAGCAACCAACGGAGTCTTTCCTTT